AGGAAAAAATGTTCAAAATCTTCGTCAGCTCCTGTCCTTTCAAAAATGAGAGCCGATGCAAGACGATATATTTCCTGTGCTGTCATTTTGTTTCCTTTCTTTTGTAGCTCTTGTGCCTCACCTTTCTCCCCTCTGTTCTGCCTCCCCTTGTTAAGGGGAGGGGGACCAACTCACGTTGGTGGAGGGGTGTAGCCGTAGGCGTCTATTAAATCCCAAGAGCTTTCTTTTCTAAAAAAGGGATAGGTTGTCCCTACCCCTTTTATGTGTTGTAATTATTCAGCTTTTGCTTCTGCAACAGCGCTGTTGAACATACCGTTCTGCTTGCAGTATGCGCGGAATACCATGCCTGTTTCAGCAGGAACAGAAACAGAATAAGGCTGTGCGCTCTTGCTGTAGCGTGGATCAGAGCCATCTGTTGTGTAGAAGATTGTGCCTGTGCCAGTCGCTGTGAAGCTGCCGTCAGCATATGCAACTGTCGGAGCATCAAGAAGGTTGGCTGTCTTTACAGCAGCATAAACGCCGCTTGCCTTTTCGCCGAGCACGAAAGCATCATAGTAGTTTCTGTGTTCAAGAACAGCGCCGTCGATGCCCTGAACATCCTTGAGGATTCGGGACATCTTGATTTTTTCCGGTGTGAGGATAGACTTCTTATATGTGATGAGGAAATAAACGCCATTTGGCATATAAGAGTCAGGTACCTTCTTCACCATTGCATTGCCGATATAACCGACATGGCCCTTTGCAATAGCCTTTTCACCGAGAGATTCGATAGAAACGAACTCTGTGGAAAGTCTTGCAAGGTTGTAGTATGTCACAGGAAGATAGATTGTTCTGTCTTCTTCCGGTACAAGGGCATTGTCCATTGCAGCCATACCGTTAAGGATAGTTTCCACAATGTTTGCCTTTGTCGGAGCGTTTGTAATGCCCTTGATAATGCCTGCATCATTGCAGAGCTTGTTGAAACAATACTTGTCTCTGAAAGGCACCATTGTTTCCTTGAGCTGCTGGTCCATCACCTTGCCGGCTTCCTTTGTGAGATGCTGGTCACTGTTGTCGCCGTTGTCGATAACGACTGTGAAGCCCTTGTCCTGTGTGAGTGTGAGCTCCTGAACTGTGTCCTGAAGGTCGTTGAGAGCGCCGAAACGATTTGTGCCGTTTCTCTTGTAATCGTTAATCTCAACAGGAAGATGAGACCAGATCTTGATAGATTTTACGCCGGAAAAGTCGTAGTCTGTGTTGGATGCGCCGTCAAAGAAAGAAGCCTTTGTAAACTTCTGAAGAATCTGCTTTGAATACTTGTCAGCCAGATTGATAGCCATAATATTTGTTCTCCTTTATGGGAGGCAGTATGGCTTAATATTTGCCGTTTAGTCCCATGAGGAATGGGTCCATTTCCCCTTCCTTGTGGTCAGAAGACAAAGAGCCAACTGCCGTATTTTTGTTGTTTTTGTTCTTCTTTTCAGCATTGAGCTGTGAATTGAGATTTCCGATAAGATACTTCTGGTAAGCTTCGAGAGGTGTAACCCCTGCTTCAACATCGTCAAAAATCTCCTTCGGCATATTTTCCACCTTTGCATCAGGATAAACTTCAAAAACCCGCGACCACTGTCGCACCTGAGCTTCATTGTTCGCCTTCTGCTGGGCATCCGATATGCGCTGTTTTTCAACGGCATCAGTTCTGATTTTCATTTCAGCCATATCCTTGAGAGCATTGTCGCTCATTTCAGGGTATTTCTCCCTGAGAGCTTCAACAGCGCTGTCGACAGCAATCTGCCTCTGCTGGTTTTGCAGATGAGTAAGATATGCCTTGCGGTCCATGCCGTTCTCTCTTGCGATAGAGTCTAAAACAAATGAATATTCATCGTGTTCGCTCTTGATATGGTCATAGTTCATGCCTTTCTGCACATGCTGTGCAATGTCAGAGCTTGGCACAAACACTTCCTTGCCGTTGAACTTGACGGTAATACCGTCCTTCTTTACAGATTCTGTGTTTTCGGCATCCCCTTCTGCAGTAGGTTCTGCTTCGTTCACATTCTCTGCGCCTTCTGCTCTTTCCTCTGTTTCCACATCTTCTGCAGTTGACGTTTCCGCTTCAAAAAGATCCTCTGGCATTGTGTCAATGTTTTCAACCGTTGGTTTTCCGTTTTCAAACATGATATTTTCCTTTCTATAAATCCGGCTGGTTTTGCCGTTATTTAACATCCTTTGGGATATATCTCACATAGTCCCTCTTTTTCAGTGGGTCATACTCTTCACGCTTCATGACAATTGCGCCGGGCGGCGGCATAATCGGAGGAAATCTATCCACAGCAATTTCTTCCCATGTCGGCTCGATAAGTCCCCTTGAAACCGAATACTTTTTGTAATCAGGCAGGTCTTTTCGTGCATTTTTAAGAAGATAAGAAGCCATCACACTATAGTCCTTCTGGTCTCTTAAATGTCTGTAGTTTACAGCGCCCAGCTTCCACTGACTTTTGACAATCTCAAAATCAATGGCAGGCATCACAAGATGGTGATGCGGTCTCACAAGCTCCCCTGTGTGAGTCGAAACCTCGCCGAACACCCTGACAAACTTAAAAACAATGCCTTCCTTTGCATATTCTCTTTTAAGCCTTCGCAGAAAGAGCTGCACATCGCGGAGCAGTTCTTCTCTGTCTCTCAGGTTTTCCTCTGCATAGTCAAGAGTAATGAGCATATCGCCGTAAGTGAAATTGCAGTTAAGTATTCTTGCAAGCCTCTTTTCAGCCGTCTTGAGATTTGCCTCAAGCTGTCTCAGGTCCTGCTTATACTTCCTCTTTTTAGGAGCGCGCTGTTCTCGTCTTTCGCTGGCAAGACAATAGAACTCTTCAACACAGCTTCCCGAGCGCACAACTCTCTTAACAAGTCTTTTCACTGCTTCACCTCACTGTTGTCATTGTATATCAAAAAATCGGCTGCAAACGGCTGTCTTTTCTTTTGCAAAACAAAAGCTCCCTCTTTACAGAGAGAGCCTCATACAAGCCTTTTAAGCCATTTTTAATATCGGGAGTAAAACATCACATCCCATATCGCAAAAATCTCTCGACCTGGCTGTCATAATCCAGCTCGTCCATTTTCGAAACATCGACAACAGGCTCACCTATCGGTCTGCCTGCCACAAAGTATCTCAGCGCATCAGGAGCATGTGTCAGCTCGTGAGGTTCCCTTGATACATCATTAGGATGCTTCTCATCACACTGTAATGACGGCAGTGTCCGGATAATATTTTTGCAGTTTTCCATAATGCGAAGCTTTGCAGTCTCCATGCCCTGCTCGTCCTTTCGGATTTTGAGCCATTCGGCTAAATCATACCACCCCTGCACTCTGTCATTCTTTGCCTTCGTCAGCGGAATGCCGCTCTCGGCAAAGATATCAGCTGTGCTTCGCCCCGTGTCTGCGTGTCTGTTCCATAAATCAGGAGGCGCAAATGTGGCAAATACTTCCTCATCGGAATATTCCTTTATCCTTTCGGCAGCCTTGGAAACAACAAGTCCGCTTTCGTAAACCTCGCGGTATACATAAGCATTGTTCTGCTCATCCAGCGCCACCCACAGACAGGCAAGCATATCAAGGCCATAGTCTATGGTTCTGTACCGTCTCCAATGCGACGGCAATCCAAAAGGCTTTATAACGTGGATATCTCTGTTCCACATGGAGAAATACTGTCCCTCGAACACGTCCCAGTCTCCGTTGAGCCATGCTTCCCTCTGCACAGGCGGCAGATTTTCAAGCATTTTCACATATCCGGGGTCACTCTTCATAAGGATCTGATTATCCTTGACCAATGCCTTGATAAATACATAATCGTCAGGATCCTCACTGTCCTTGTATTCCTTCGTTACAAATAGGCGCTTCATAAAATCATGTCCAACGCCGCCCGGGTTCATAGTGAAGTACATTCGCTTTGGGAAGCTGTTGGCACCTCGAAGGCAGGCGGTCAGAGACATAAGCTGATGTTCTGAGAACTGAGTTGCCTCGTCGACAAATATAATGTCATACTGGTTGCCCTGATATTGCAGAAGGTCGTTGTCATGCCGCAGATAGCCGAACAATATCTGCGAACCGTTTTTAAAAAACAAAGTCTTGAGTGAGCTTTTGTATTCGGCAATGCCCTTGCACATCGATGCAAGAGGCTGAATATGGTTCTGGCGCAGTTCGGGCATTGTTCGTCTCAGGATAAGGATAACAATGCCAGGATAATTGAGAGCGAGGAGTGGAGCCTTTATGCGTACAGCCATACTCTTTCCGCCGCCACGGCCTCCACCATATCCTACAAAACGAGCCGAAGCAGAAAGAAACTCCTTCTGCTTCGGCTGTGGTTCAGGTAATTTAAGTATCATCCTGCGCCTTTCCGTTATAGGAGAGGAAATTATCAAACTGCTTTCGCAGCTTGTCCTCTTCATCAGCGCTCATGTCAGGCTTTTCGACATAATGAACTTTTTCGTTCTTCTCACCTGTCTCATGCTTCAAAAAATGCGCCTGCATCTGAAGAAGCATCAAGCCGATGAGAAGCCCGGTGAGGCAACCTATTGTATAGAAAATCATACCTTCCATTACTTCTCAAAGCCCTCCAGTTTTTCAAATACCACCTTGATTTCGCCGCTCTGACCATCTTCTGTCTTGCCCCATCCAAAGTTGTGCTCAAGCGAAACCTTTGCTGCATTCACACCGTTCATCAGCTGTTCCTCGGTGTACATCTCGACATGCTGTCTGGCAGTCAGAACGATATCAGCCAGGTCCTCATCCTTGCCGTACTTTCGTAAAGTTTCGGATGAGATGCCAAGATGCAAAGCCAGACCGCTCATTGTATAAGGGCGGAACTGCTCGAAAACAAGCTTTCCGTCAGCATATACAAGTCTGCCATCGGCATTCACCTTCGGTCGCCAGCATGAATTAAAATAGCCCTTAACGGCTTTGGCGAGAGCTTCGGGCGATTCAAACGTCCGCTTTCTTCCGCCTTTGCCTTTAAGAATCTTCTTCGCCTCGTCTATTCGGGAATATGTTCCCTCATAGATTCTTTCATCCTTCTTCTTTGCCATTACATCACCTGTGGCAACTGCACAGCCGCCTGCAGCTGAGAAGATGTTTTAATCTTCTGCGGCATTGCCATTTGCTGTTTATCTTTAAGCGCCGCAATAAGCTTTGCCTTGCCAGGGATATACGCATCAGGAATCTGCTCAAGATACAGTTCTGCATCCTGAATAATTCCCTTGGAAAGCAGATTATCAAGAGTCTGAATCTGCATCAGTTCGCTGTAATAAGAAGCAGCGCCGATATCGACCTTGAGTGACATATTGACATCTCCGATAGTGGAAAAGTCGAAGTCACCGAGAACCTCTTCACCGCCTTCGATGTCCAGTGTGACAGTTCGCACACCGTAGTGAGCTCGCATCATATCCTGCAGAATGCGGACAGAACTTTCGCAAAGCTCATAGAACGCCAGCTTCTGCAATTCAAGAGGCATACTGGATGCCTTCTGCGTTGCAATGATAGCTGTGGCATTGTCAGGAGTGATGTTGCCCAGAACAACGTCGGAAGCGCCCATAAACTCGAGAGTCTTCTGGATAAGGTTATCAATAAGCTGAAGCACCTGATTGGACATATCAGCTGAACGCCATGGAACTGCAATAGCATTTTCGGCAGGGCTGCCGTTTACTGCTATGGCCTCGCCCACTTTGTTTGACCAATGCATGATTTTGTTTCTGTCATACATGATTTTCGGGAAAGCATTGTTCTTGATGGAGAGAATAGCCATTCCGAAAAGCTGATTTATGGCAATCTGGTTAGGAATGTAAGCTGATACAGCCGCCGCACCGTGACACGAATGTTTCACCTTCTCCCAGCGCATTCCTGCGATAGGATACTGCTTGTAAGTCGTGTCCCATTCTTCCTTGAGAATAACCTTCGGTGTGGATTTAACACACCATATCGTGCCGTTCTTGCGGAAGTATCTGTGGATGACCGTTGTCAGCTCGGAGGCATACGGCTCATTCTGCGTGTCCTCGTTCTCTCTGTCAGGGATAATGGCAGAGATTATGTCGTCAGAAAGTCCGTCCCTTTCGGCTTCCTCTTTCAGCAAAACTGTCGGAACTTTGAGAGTCACCAGCATATATGGCTGTTTCTCGATATCGGCAGAGTGGGGGTTGCCGAAGATGAGATTTGTGTTCTCAATTATCTCCGCCCTTATGTCACCCTTTACGAGCTGGCCGGTCTCGATAGCTGGGTCGAAATAGAAGTGGAGATATCCGTCTCCGTCGACAGCTGCATTGCGGAGCACATCGCGCAGGAGCGACTTAAAGCCGGAAAGTTCGATAGTTTTGTCGACCGCATCGGAGATGACCTTGGCAGTCAGCTGATTTGTCTCGGTCTCTTCGAAAGGTCTGTAGGAAGCAGAAACGTCATTGGAGACAATCATGGAGATGAAGAATGAAACAACACGACGGAGGACATTGATGACAGGCTTATCAAGGTCAGGGGCGTTGCATCCTTCCCACTGCTTGCCGATATAGAAGTTTTCGTTTACACGAACTGTTTCAAAAAGGTCGATAGAGCTCTTGTAGCTCTTGCCCTTTGTGAACTCTTCGTATATCTTTTCAGCTGTCAGTTTCATTTTCATCACCACCTTTCTCCAACGCACGAATATTGTACCACGAAAAAACGGCTGAAAACGGCTGTCTTTTTTGCAAACAAAAAGCTCCCCCTTCCGGGAGAGCATAAGCCTATCCGATTTTCTTCAGTTCCTCACGCACCAGCACTCTGATGCGTCCTTCACTGTAATGCACGATGGCAGCCACTTCGGTCCACGAATATTTGTTCGCCGAAAGATAACGCATAAAGATTGCCTGGCGCACTCTCGCATCCTGAATCTCAGCAACAGCCTTTTCAATTTCCTTGATTTCTGTCGCCACTTTCTCAGGATCGAGCGCAATGCCGGACCTGATTTCACTTTTCAAAAATCTGTACTGCTGCAGCCTCTGTTTAAAAGTCACCCCCACCTCCTGCGTGTATATATAAAATTTGCGCACGCGCAATAATGAATCGCGCGCTATTTTCAATGACCGCGCCCGCATAACGAGCACCGCCCCAACTATCTGCCACTTTTTCGGGCCATTTTTGCCCTTTTGGTTATAAACTTAAGCGTTTAACGAGTTCCGTAAGAACGCGCGCACGCGTTCTGCATATATTGTATCACACAAAAACGGCTAAAAGTGGCTATTTTATTGTAAAAAATAAAAAAGGCGGAAATTATTCCGCCTTTTGTAGTAGGTTTTGTTATTTAATGATTTCCGATTGCTCTAAAGAATGTTCTATGCAGCACATTAAATTATCTTCAATATATACTTTTACTTTTAATATTTTTGCATTTGCAACAACAGGAAGATTTGAAAAAGTAATGTCTGCTATATTGTCATATTCAATAGTTGTAGTTGTTTCTTTATGTTCATATACACTTTTACTTGTACACCAATCCATAACTACCTTAACAGTTAGTGAATCTAGTTTTTCTATGCTGTTCTTTTGCATTTGCCTAAGTATATACTTCCTTTTATTCAATGTATTTGAAAAATTAATATTCAAAACATTTCCAAAAAAACTACACTCAGTTATATATAAGCCATTATACTCAAACATATCCGTCTTACATATTTTTATCTTATCTTTATATTTGAGATAATTAAGTTGGTTTTTTGACCTCAATAAATTTAATAATGTCATTCTTTCAACGACATTTCTACATAATATAGCTTCTAAACACGTATCTATTTTCATGGAATTAGGATATAAAATTTCAGCTTGCCTATACGGTTTATTTTCTTCAAAATTTTCAAACCCTATACTGTATATCCTCTTGAAATCCAAGTTTGAAAATGCCTCCACCCCTTCGTATAGTTCCGCTCCATTTCCTGCTTGCCTACGTTCAGAAAATTTAACTCCTTCACAAGATAGCAATTTAGCTAAATCAAATACAAAGAATATTGGAACCGTCATATTAGCTTTATCATCATTATAATATCTTAATTTTGGGTGTTTATACCCCTCATTATAATATTGGGTCGGTGTCAAAGGTCTAAAATAAAACCTAACATTTGACAAAACCGAAATATTAGTCATATCAATAACTTGTCGACTTGCATTGTCATTTAGCATTAAACCCATTTTTTGTGCATTATTTCGACTATATAAATATTCTACATCTAAAATATTTACTGCATTTAATACATCTGTATGATGATATGCAAATTTCGGCCACCATTTAACTGGAGTATTATTTTCAATATTATTTTTTATTATATCCGCGTACTCCATTAATCAATCTCCTTCACAGCAAACATTCTACCCATTCCGGCATTGATTTGATACCCTGATACCATTTTATGTTCTTTAATATCCATAATTTTAATTGATGATAAATACCCAAGAGAGAACAACAAGGCGTATACTAACTGTACATCACTATTATTCGAAGTTCTAAATATTGATAAATTTCTTATTTCGTCCCAAATAGCAAAGAAATCATTTTCTGGCACAAAAACTCTTACATCATCGCTTTCAATATTTATCCCGTCATTGTAAGTAAAATTATACAACACACCATTATAGTTGAAGCTATACGGTATAATTGCACTAAGTAGTCTAAGATCGTCAACAACACCGTTAAAAGACATATCTTTTGCATTTTTCTTTAACCAACTTATAGTCTTTTGCTGCTCTTTATGCTCTGGCAATTCATTATGACTTACTCCTAGATAAATATATACATCTATCGGTAACGGTTTAAGGTATTTTTCCATAATAGGGCGAACCAAGGTCCAATCCAATTCACCATTTCCACATCCAAGCTTTGGAAATGCTATAGATGTAATATGCTTTTCAGCGTAAATATTTACAAACTTCATGAGCCCCTTTTCTATATATTCTAACTTTGAAGGGTTCCTCCAATTCTCTTTAGTAGGAAAAAGCAGAATCCAATGGTCTGCTTCTTTATGGAGCATTAGTTTGCCTATAGATAACTGACGTTTTTCACAAGCTCTCTTATAGCTCTCAAACATATCAGGATATCTTTTTTTGAAAGATAAAGCCAATCCCTTCCCCATGACTCCAACAGTATTGACTGTATTTACGATAACCTGAGCTGGACTATCAAATATGTCTCCTTCAATGTACTCAATCATGCTATTCCTCCTACTCAATTACAACTCTGTATCCATCAGGAAATACAAACTCACATTTCAATTGACATCCAGAAACTAATGCAATTTCGCTCAATTCATCTACCGTAAAATTTCCTCGCTTAATTTTTTGGCTAAACGCTTGTGGTGTTTTATTCAATCTTCTGCCTATCTCAGAAACAGATATATTAGATTTAACACATAGCATTTTAATTTGTTCATCTATGACCATAATATCACCTCTTACTAAAGAGTATAAACGAGAATGTTTATATTGTCAACAAATTTGTTTAAAATAGCATTATTGCTCACTTTTAAAACGGCAGACTGCCGTCATCTTCCTCCATCTCATGGAAAGCATCATCGTCCTTTTTGCCTGCCTTGTCACCGGCAAAATGAACTTCCCTTGCTACAACTTCCATAATTTTGTGCCGCACATTGTTGTCGTCTGTCCAGCTGCGGCTGCGGAGAGCGCCGTCAACGATAATCTGCTGACCCTTTTTGAAATACTTCACCACAAATTCGGCGGTCTTGTCCCAGGCAACAACATCGATGAAATCGGTCTCCTTTTTGTTAAAAGCCTGAGGAATCGCAATGGCTATTCTCACATACTTGAATCCGGTATCTGTCTGCCTGAGTTCCGGATCAGCGGTAAGTCTGCCCTGTCCTATGTACCTGTTAAGCATTAAAACATTCTCCAGTCTCTGCAGTATGTGCATTTGCTTTTGTAAAAGCCCCAGCGGTCGAGCTCACCGGAGCAAAGACTCTTTGTCTTTGGCTTGCCCCTGAAGCACTTAGGATATGCCTTCTTCTTTTTCTTTGCCATTATAATACAACCTTTCTTCTTTTTTTGCGTTCATTGATGGTTTCGCGGTAAATCTTTTCCATTTCATACGCCACATCAGAGGAATAAAGCAGGAGAAGATATTCGATAACTTTTATCAGCTCACGCTTTGTCATTTTTTCCAGCACCGCTTTCACCGTCCTTCTTATCATCAAAAATATCGTACGCCTGGCCGATGAGGATCGGCTCATCGGGAGCCAGTTCTCTTGCCAGTTCGGAGAGCTTTGTATCGGCATAGGCAAGGTCAGCTTCTGCATTATGCTCCCACCATTTGCTCACCTTATCCACCCGGTAAACTATACCGTAGCAAAACATAAAATAACAGGCCACCATCAGAACGGCAGATATAATTATGTCTTTCATTTCACCCTGCCCTCCAGCCTCTTAACCTTGCCGTCCATCATCTCACAGACTTCGTCGTTGATATTGTATATAAGCCTGAGCTGCTCCATCATAATGGTCACATCGGCAACCTCTTCGATGAGCTCATCGAGGGAAACCTCACCGCCCATAACTAAAATCTTGGCGAGTACCTTTGTAAGCTCGCTCATTTCCTCAATGGCCTTAATCATCTGATTTGGCGGTCCAAATCGTTCGATAGCCTTGCGATAGACCATCTGACGCTGTCTTATGTTAATCTTATTTGGCATCACTTCACCTCATTAAGTCTGTACTTGATTCCCTTCGGCAGATTTCCTGCCGAATAGGAGAAGATATAATCGTTATACATTGCAGCTGCTCTGTTGGCTCCCGTTTTGTCACCCTTCACCACAGCCTCATCGTATTCGTTCATCAGCTGGCGAAGCTCTCTTTCCAGCTCACTTGCCCTTCCTATATCTGCCCTGACGCTGAACACAAGGACAAATATCGCAAACATCAGAACGAACATTATCAAAAACTTTTTCATTCTTCCTCCTTATATCGTGAGCAGTAATCTGTAGCTTTGAGAGCACCCGACATTCCTCTTACATTCCTGCAAAGCATAATGTCGAGCTTTTCTATGTAGATATGAAATCTGCAGTTCGCGCAGGACCTGTCGGCACATTCGGCGCAGATTACTTTCATAACCGGCTCACTCTTGCCGCACACGCAACATCTTGCCATTATGCCGCCTCCCCATTTAACAGCAGCTCACAGAATCTTGCTTCTGCTACCGTCAGACTTCTGAACTCGTCACCCTCAACTCCTACGATAAAGAACGTGCCGTAAATATCGAGGATATTTCGTTCAAGAGGAATAAGTCTTCCTTCCTCGTTGCAGACGATAGTCAGACCGTCTGGCAGAAACCTCACCGTCTCGATGTAGCCGCCTACCAGCTCCTGCATTTCTTTCAGTTCGTCTTTGATGACGGCGGTATATCCCAGTTTGCCCGGGTGTTTTATAAATACTTTTAACACTTGTGATTTCCCTTCTTTCCGATAGCCTTGAGGCCGTTTTTCTTCCTCCAGTAGCAGATTGCTGTGGGTGCAATATTAAGCTCCCTGCCGATTTCATAGTCATTCTTGCCCTTTTTATAAAGCTCCATCTTCGCTTCATCACTGGAATGACGGAACACCTTTCGTGGTTTCACAACCTCTATGCCCCTCAGAACATCCTTGATGTCATTGATATGGCAGCAGTTGAGCTCAGCAAGAATCTTTATCTGCGCTTTTGGATTTTTGGCAAGTTTATATTCCTGCCTGATTTCAAAACTTGTCATCAACATAAAATATTTCTCCTGTTCGGCACCATAGCCGGACGCACGATTTTTCAACGGCTAAAAAGAAAAATCGTGCTCCGTCTAAGAGTAAGGAGGTTAAGCTGTCGCGAATCGACCATGCTCCGGACGGTAGGTAATAGGCTGTTGCCCCGTCCGGCTATGATGCCGAACACATACTAAATCAATTCACTGTTGTTCTCAGGGTGACATTTCCAACCTTGTACTCGACAAGAGCAAATCTGCTCTTCGGGTGGATCCATATAACCTTGCCCTGCGCCTTTACATCGCCTATGCCAAAGCCGCCGGGTATCGTTATGTCAACCTTCTGATGTATGCGCCATTTATCCTTGTTCATATCCTTCTCCTTACAACGGCAAAATTTGCTGTGCCTTTTCTATTTCATCTTCATCGGTCAATTCTGTAATTTTTGCTCCGAAAACTCTCTTTGCGGCGCTTTCCTTTGCTGAAGCCTTGCCGATTTTTCTGATTTCTTTGAAAATATCGTGAGCGCGCTGACTTTCAAAGAAACGCTGATATTTGCCGTCAAAGTCAAGAGCGATAGTTCCCACTTCGCCTTCCTTGTTTTTCGCAATTATCAGCTCACGCATCCTGTCATCTTCCTTCGGTTTATGCAGCAGCAGAATCGTATCTGCGTCCTGCTCTATCTGTCCCGAATCTCGTAAGTTCACCAGCGCAGGCCTGTCCCCTTTCGTTGTCTCTCGGTTAAGCTGGGAAAGGAGAACGACAAGCACCTTGTGCTTCTGGGCGAAAATATGAAAATATTTTGAAATAGCCGAAACTCGCTCATAGTCAGACTGTCCTTCGCCAGAGACGAGCCCGAGATAGTCGACAAATATAATCTCCGCCTTTTCTCTTAAAGCTATAGCGCAAATCTCCTGCGCAGTGCTGCCGCTTGCCTCTTCCAGATAAAGCTTTCTCGAAGAAACCCCTGCAAATGCAGGAAGCATATGCCCCTTTTCTTCATCGGAAAGTGTCCTCTGCTTTATCTTACCGAAGTCGACACCCAGAACATTGGCGAAATATCGTGCCGAAAGCTTACTTTTGCTCGTTTCAAAGCTGAAAAATATCGTCTTGTACTTTTTCGCCATCTCGTGAGCAACATTCAGCGCTATTGCCGTCTTGCCTACAGAAGGACGTGCACCGATGACAACGTAGTCGCCCTTTTCAACATAAAGTCTTTCATCAAGGCTTTTGAAACCGAAACGTATGTATTCCGCTTCCCTGTCCATCTCATCGGCAAACTCCATGAAGAGCTCGCCCACCGAGGAAGGAGAAGAAAAGGCAGACGGCTCTTCAAAGAGTCTGTTCAGCTCGGCAACCTTCTGCCTCACTGTATCTATATCATTCTTCCTGACCATATCAGGAAGAGCTTCACGCAAAAGTGATGCCTGATAGAGCTTGTATTCATCAAGCAGCACCTCTATGTATTCGCGCCAGTTGTGCGCTGTCGGTGTCACATAGACGATTTCTGTTATAAAGTTTCTGTATTCCGGAGTCTCGTGCTGAAAAACAAGCCTGTCAATTTTCCCTGTGTGGTAAAGCTCCTTCGCTTTGATAAAAAGTGCCCTGTACTCAGGATCCGAAAAGTGCTCGTCTCTTACTGCTCCGAAAATCCCCTCTGCACAAAGGTCTGCATCTATGATGAGACAGCCGAGAACAGCTCGCTGGGCATCGAGATAAACATCAATCATTCTTTATCCCTCCCCAGTTGTTTCGTATGGCATTATGGATAACAGCGCTCCAGCTTTTCCAGCCGTTTCTGTTCTTCGTTTTTTCAGCTTGCATATCGACAAATTCAATGGCTTTTGCGGTCAGTTCTCTGCCGTATTTTTCGATGAGTTTTTCAAGCTCTGAATCGGTCAGTTTAACCCACTTATATTCGCCGTATTTTGAAGCCGTCTCAACATCACTCTTTACACATTCGGTGGATTGTGCTATAATACTATCTGTGTTTATATCTGTAGATATATTATAATTATATATATTACTTATACATTTCACTGAACCGTGGCTCACATTGCACTGTTTGGTGTAATGCAAAACCACTTTTTCCGTTACCGCATACCATAGTGTGCGGTTCTTTTTATCCTCGTTTAAATTGGCAGTAATTACCAGTCCCTTATCCCTGCATGATTTTACAATTCTTTCCATCTGTCTGTGACTCCAGAAAGGGAAAAGAATGGAAAATGCAGCCATCGAATTATATGTCCATACACGGGTAACTCCCTCATACTCTGCTATGTTGATTCCGTTGGCTTCATTGTGTCTTATCCAGAAATAAAGGTTGTGAATAAATATAGCTTCATCGACACCGTATTCAGCAGCCAGTTCCGTATCGAAGTTATAAATCACCCATATTCACTCCCTTCGCTCTGATGCCTACGGCATATCCGCCATGACGGAGAATCGCTTCTCTCTGCTTGGCGGCAAGTTCCTGCGGAAGAACAGGTGAGTTTTGGATGCGCTTATGTCTCATCCATTCCACAACTTCAATAAAAGCTTCGCCTGTCTTTTCTCTTGCAAGATATTCTTTAAGTTTCATAAGCTCACCTCTGCTATTCAAGTGACATGATTACAGTGCCAGATTGCGGAACATCATCTGTCCATACAGGACTTTTGTCCAGACAAGCTATCTTCGTTGCTATCTTAAAAATTTCAGCGCCCTCTATGTCCTGATTTTTCATATTGTTGTATATCTGTTGAATAAGTTCGCCGATTTCCGCCGCTATCTGTATAGGATCTCCTGATACATGGATATCAACTGCATTCTTATCAATATTTGCCTTTATCATATTTACCTCCTTGACTTTTGCCTTAAAAGCACCGCCCTCACCCCTGCCTCCCCTTGTTAAGGGGAGGGGGACCGCGATTAGCGGTGGAGGGGTGTAGCCGCAGGCGTCTATTTAATGTTCTTGACTTTCGTCATAATTTTGCATATAATATACTTGTTTCATTACATTTGGACCGTGATATGAGTTCCCAGCTCTATCGCGGTCTTTTCTTTTGCAGTCTTTTCTGCCTTGCTTCACATTCAGGGCAGACATAATAGCTTCCTCTGAATGTGCTCGAAACATTCCATTCGCGTTGGCAGATGTTGCAGACCTTGTATGCATAGTCTTTATTCCTCCGAATTATCCGCATTTCTTATAGCCTCCGCTCCGCAGAGAATCATGTAATACATCTGCTGAATGAATGTTATTCCGCAAAGCACAAGCAATGTTCCGCCTAAAATCTTGTCCATAGCGTCCTCCTAATATCCCAGAATCGCCTTCATCATCGGCTCTATTTCCTGATAAGGGATTTTGAGCGCGCCTATAAGCTTTGTAAGCTCGCCCATCTGCATCTTCTCAGGCTCTTTCTTCCTTGCATAAAACTTGCCCGGTGTCACCCCTGCAACAGCAAGAAAATCTCTGCGCTCATAGCTCATCATCGAATGGTATTTTTCGATAGTTCCCCAGAGCTCATCAAATGCAGCCTGCCTTCTGGCATCAGCTTTGTCTTTCGGTCCTAAATATGCTCTTGGCATTATGCATCCTCCTTTTTTACACAATCAATAATCGCCCTCAATGCCGGAAGGAGTATATCTTCTGCATATATATCGCAGTATTCCTTGTCCATCTTCCCAAATCTCTGCAAACCTTCTCCTCCGAGCTTTTCAAGCCCTTCCATAAAGTTTTCAATTCTGCTAATAGCTTCTTTTACTGTCATTTTTTCGTCCATAAATACGCTCCTTTTCTTATGTATTTTTAATAAAATTTCTAAAGAAATTTGTATAAATCATCAATATAAATAATATTGATTTTATCGAGATTATAATTTATACTGATATTGCCCCTTACTAAGGGAGATTTTTACAGGAGGAATTGTTCATTGAACAAACTTTTGTAACTCCCCTGCACCGTAGGTAGGCATCGCAACACCGGGAAAACAAACCCACCCCAAAACCAGGGGTAAAAGTGTCTGTGATGCTTGTATGTTTGCGACGGGGCAATATCAGCGGAACCGCTACCGCCTAAGAAACATGCTGCAATAGAAAAGCATTCCCTTTTATGTTTCTCCTATGGAGTGCAGCAGTCCTATGGTAAACAAATAGCGGCATCAGACAGTCTGTAAAAAAGGGTGCAGACTGTCTTTTGTTTTATGTAGACTTGATCTCCTTGTCAATAAGGTCATCAAGAGTACAACCGAAGATTTCAGCTATCTGTATAAGCTTCTTTACTGTCGGAAAGTTCTTTCCTGTTTCCCATAACGCTACAGAAGGTTGTCCGACATCGAGCTTTGCAGCCAACTCTTCCTGCGTCAATCCGTTCTTTATTCGCATTTCCTTAAGTTTCATTTTCTTTCATCCTTTAGATTTCTAAAGTTTATGGGTAAAAAAATATGGGACTATCTCGTCACATTTTATATCTAAAAGATCACTCATTCGTAATATTTCTTCCTGCTTAAAGCTTCTCTTGCTCTTTAACTTGAAATTAAGCGTAGTTTCACTCATTCCAAGGGCTTTTGAAAAGCTTTCCTGCGTATATCCGTATTCTCTGATACGACCTATAAGCTTTGAGTAATCATATACAGGCATCTTAGCACCTCCTTTTGATTGCATTATATCACTTTAGTTTTCTAAAGTCAATAGTTTTCTTTTACTTTTCTAAAGTTTTTCTTGATTTTTCTAAAGTCCGATGGTATTATATTATTAGAAAAAGAATGGAGGTGTTATTATTGTCTACTTTTCAGGAACGTCTTGAACAAGGATTAAAATTAAGAGATATTTCAGCAGCTGAACTTTCAAAACGAACAGGAATCGGTGAAGGTGCAATAAGTCAATATCGTAAAGGCGCATATAAGGCATCTCAGCGAAATCTTGAGAAAATCGCTTTGGCTCTCAATGTGTCTATTCCTTGGCTTATGGGTCTGTCTGATAATCCATCCCCAGTTTCACCCTCTTCCGACCTTGATTCAATAAAAAATGTTTTTTCTATTGAAACAAAGAAATATCCCCTCCTTGGTAATATAGCCTGCGGTGAGCCTGTCTTCGCCCATGAAGAAATGGGACTGTATGTGGAAGCCGGCGCAGATTTGCATGCAGATTTCTGCCTTAAAGCCTCTGGCGACAGTATGATAAATGCCCGCATTCAGGATGGCGATATTGTCTTTATCCGTCAGCAGTCCTCTGTTGAAGACGGCGAGATAGCCGCCGTTCTCATAGATGACGAAGCTACCCTCAAAAGAGTTTATTATGATAAAGAAGCAGGTGTCCTCTCGCTGTTCGCAGAGAACCCTAAATATAAAACCCTGCGATATACTAAAGATGAGTTGAACACTATCCGCATTCTCGGCAAGGCCGTTGCCTTCCAGAGCGATATTAAGTGAGGAGCAATAGTATGAACATACATGAATTTTTAGAGTATGCTGGTTTTTGTTTTATACTGGCAAGCGCGCTTGAATTAGCTTGTATATGGAGATTCAATGTTGAAAAACGCGGAAAATCTGCGTTAATCCCTAATATTTTTCAATTAGTCTTATTTGTATTATGTTTTATCGTCCTTCCTGCTTTCATTATATATGGAGCATTATTCGCCTTTTTCAATAAGGAAGCCGTTAAACGCCACAAGCAAGTAGAACGTGAAATTCGAGCAGAGGAAGAAGAACGCCGGGCACTTATTATGGAAGAAAAACAACGTAACTCCAACATCACATTTCCGTCAGGTACATCTCTACAATATCGTGATGGTTATATGTATGGTCATAAAGAAGGCATACTCATCGGCAAAGCAATCGGAACAGCCCGTGTGCTTAATAATATGAATAGCGATGATGCTACTCTATGGATAAACAACAATCGCGACTATTTTAATGAAATCAAGGAATATGATAAATATTACCTACTCGCTAATTTCAACATCGACTAAAACAAAAGCCGCTCCCTCACGGGAACGGCTAAAAAAATAATTCAGTAATCGAACATTTGTACCATTTCACCATTTGGTGAAATGAGATAGAACGGAGGTACATTATGGCAAAAGCAAAGAAGCTGCCGTCAGGGGCATGGAGAGTTCAGTATTCCATAGACGGCAAAAGATATTCCGTCACGGCTGAGTCCTCTAAAAAGGCTGAATACCTCGCCCAGAAACACCAGATAGAACACAAGCGCGACAGCTCTCCTGTCACAAAAACCTTCGGCAAAGCAGTTGAAGATTATATAGAAATGAAAAGCAATATACTCTCTCCCTCCACTATTCGTGGCTATCGCCCTGTACTGCGCCATGCTGTCGATTTACTGAAAGATATTCCCCTTTCACGTATAACTACACAGCTTGTTCAGAAACAGATGAACAAAAATGCCGCACATTATACTCCTAAAAGCGTACGCAACCACTATGCTCTTATTACTGCAGTATTGAAAAATGAAGGAGTTTCCATCGGTCAGGTTGCCCTCAAGCCAAAGGAAAAGATAGAATATCATATCCCGACAAAAGATGAGATGGCAGCCATTGTAGAAGCTGTCGAAGGTAAAGGAGACATCGAGCTTTATATCCTCTTTATCCTTATGATGGGGCTTCGTCCGTCAGAAGCAGTTGCTCTCACATGGGATAATTATGACGGCGAAACCCTGCTTATCAAAGGCTCGATAGTGCAGGATGAGCATAACGCCTTCGTGCATAAGCAGGCAAACAAGACCTATCACAGTACCCGTCGCCTTGATGTTCCTGTCGTTCTGCGGGAAAAACTCGATAACTTTAAGCGCACAGATGAGCTTATTTTGAAAAGAACGCCTCATGCTTATTATTCAGCATTTCAAAAAATACTGAAAAACAATAATCTGCCACACTTCCGTATTTATGACCTTCGCCACGCCTATGCATCTGTTATGCTCTCTCTGGGTGTGCCGGATAAATATGCCATGGAGCGCATGGGGCACGCAACTCCAAATATGCTGAAAACAGTTTATCAGCATACCTTCCGCTCTGACCAGGAAGAAATCTCCCGCCAGCTCGATAACTTCTGGTCTAAGAATAAAGAATAATATTTCGTGTGCATTTTCGTGTGCATTCTGTTTTGAAATATGTGCACTTGCCTTTCTAATTCAGAAATTATGTTCTGTTTTTTGAAATTAAGATTTTTCATTTAGGTGGCAGAAAATGAACTATATTGCTTAAAAACTGCATAAAACACAAAAAGACCGCAATTATGCGGTCTTTTAAAATGGTCCGAATGACGGGACTTGAACCCACGGCCTCTTGACCCCCAGTCAAGCGCGCTACCAACTGCGCCACATCCGGATATGCTTCACCTTTGTGAAGCAAAATATATTATACAATATTGTATGC